ACTATACCTTCTAGTGTAACTAACTATGAAACTCTTACTATGAGAGATCAAAGAGAGGATAAGCAAGAAATAGAAGCATTAATTGCTAGTCAAAATGGATTTATATCTAATGAACAATTAGATCAATTTCATCCTCAGGCAGCTGTAGATTTTAGAGAAAAAGCAAGTAAATTAGAAAAAGCAAGCATTGAACAATTTGGTGGTGATAAGCAAATATCAGCAGCTCTTAATACAGTATTTGAAGGTATGGGTCTTAAAGGTAATGAAAAGACTCTTGAGTATGAAATAGCTTTAGCTAATGCTACAGCAGATTACCATGAAAAATTTAATCAGTATGTAGCTATGGGTTACTCAGAACGTCAAGCTAGTTACTATGCATTAAATGCTGAGTCTGTAAAAGATAAAGAAACAGGAGAAATAATACCTAATTCCCAAGGTGTTATTACACATATTAAACAAACTGAATCAACTAATAAATATAGAGAACCTGATTATGTTATTAAAGGTGAACAAAAACAAGGTCATATTAGGGTAGCAGAAATTGCTAAAGGTAAAAAACAATTAATGAATAATCCTGATATTATTTTTGAAGAACCTATAGGTGGGACTTACGGTAAAAAACAACTTGATAGTATTATAAATAACATTAATAAATATGGACACAACAAAGGTGTTCTTAAGGATAAAGGAGCGGTAAGGTATTACAAAGGTTTAGCACGTGGTCGTAACATTAACTGGATGGGTCTTGTAGATGCACAGTTAAAAACTGTAGGTCATAAAGGTTTGTGGCCGGATGAACGTCCACAGTTATATAATCTATATGAAGGTAAAGATCAGGATGGTAAAACTATTGCTGATCCACACAAGTTTTCATCAGTTATAAAAGCTGTCGAACGTGCTCAACAAAACCCTACAAAAGAAAATTATATATATGCTGTTCAATTACTAAGAGATGCGTTTCCTGACTCTAAGATTCCAACTTCAGTTTGGGACGATCCTGAAGAAGTATTATCTCATTTACAATAATTATTTATGGACATTTTAAAATTAGACCCTAATGATGTAGGTGATACCGATGATACTTACGAGGTAGAGGGTTACGAAGATAGGATAGAAGAAATTGAAAATGCATATCCTGAAGAAGATTTTCGTACACCTGAAGAAATCGCTGCAGCTCAATCATTAGAAGAAGAAACAACACCCGAAGAAAGCATACAACCTACAGCAGTAGAAACACAAAACCCATTACCACAACCAGAACCACAAGAGGAAACTGGATTCCAACCTAAAGCTACGACCAGTTTTTTTGTTCCAGACGAAAATGGAATGATATCTGATGAACAGCTTATGCAAGCTTATGGTGGTAAATTACCTCCTGAAGGAGTAAGAAGAGCTTTAAAATTAAATTATTCCTATAACGAAGAAAAAGAAGGAATATTAAGTGAATTATTTAAAGATGGTAATAATCTAGAAAAACAGCTTCAAGCATTTAATATGATTAGAAATGATGCTGAACTTACCGCTAGATATGATCATAATGGTGATGGACAAATTACATATGATGATTTCTTTGATACTACCAATCACGAAGATTGGGACCCNGAACTGAAAAGATTAAACCCAGAAGTTGATGCACANCTTACAGCTGAGTGGTTAGCAGGTTTAGAAAATCCAACAATGATGTCTAGAGCTAAAGCACTATGGCAACAAAATGGTGCTGGTCAAAACATGGCTAGATACATTAACGTTAGAAGAAGACATGCTTTGTCTGAAGCTGGTATGGGAGAAGAAGGTTGGTTAGGGTACAATAGTAACGTAGCTGAAGGTTTGAGACAGAACACAGCTGGAGCTTTATTTGATTTATCTAGTTTAACTTTAGAAGCATCAGGACGTATTGCGTCTGCAGCTCAAGAAGGAGATCTTAGTTTATTAACTAAAAACTCTGACTTAGATGAAAGATTACTACAAACTAAAAACGAACAATCATTAGAATACTTAGTCAACCATAACATAGCTAGATCTGCAGGTGATTTTTTAGCATACGAAGCTGCATATTGGGCAATACCTACTATCGTAACTGGTGGAGTAGCAGGAGCTGTTGGAACTAAATCAATGGCACTAGGAGCTACATTAAAATCTCCAACTTTAATACGAGCAGGAATGTTTTTAAAACCTACACTTACTGGTGGTAAAGTTGTAGCTACATCTAAAATCGGTGGTGGTATAGGAACAACAGTTATCAAACCAGCTACAGGATTTTTTGGTAGGCAAAAATTAGTTCAAGGTTTAAATTTGGTAAAGAGTGGTGTTAAAACAACTCTTATATCTGATTTACCTTTAGCTGCATTTTCTAACCTACAAGAAGATGGTAGAGGTATGATACAAGAAGATGGATTTTTCCAAACATTATTAGAACAGTATCCTGAAAGTGCTATGTTTTCACAACAGATTGCACAGGGTATTAACTCACCACTATTTAAACAATTAGATTTTATTGTTACTGAAACAGCTTATGGTACAATGGGTGTCGTAGGTATTGGAGGTTTTGGACAATCTATATTCTCAAATGGTCAAAGAGTATTAGGTAAATTACCTGAGGTTCCCGGACAAATAACACGTTGGGGACAGAAGAACATGGATCAACTTGCTGTTAGTACTAAGTCTTGGTCTACTAAAATAGATTCAGAGTTTGTAAATCAAAAGTATTGGTTTGAAAAACAACAAGAACAACTAGCTGACTTAGCAGAAGCTGGTAGAGAACAAGTAAATAAACTAGCAGATGGTTTTAAGAATGCATTTACAGAAGAGAACATGTCTGATGGTGCATTAAAATCAGCCTATGGTGCCTACAAAAATGGCTCTAAGATGATGGGTCAAGGTCTAACTAAAGCTAGAGATGGTCTAACACAGGTAATAAAAGATATACAAGAGATCAAACATACTAAATTTACAGGTAAAAAAGGTAGTCCTAACTCTGTAGTAAGCCAAACAGATATGGCTAAAGGTGCTAAGTCTGGTATAAATGATTTAGAACTTGCTAAAAAAGGTGAAGAATTAGTTGCTGATGATAACTATCAAAGATATTTAGATAGTATAGATCCTAATAATAAGACTATAGGTAAGAGATCAGCAGAAGCATTAGAAGATATCAAAGAAACTTTGTTAGGTAGAGATGCTTCTACAGTAGATTCTGCTACTTTTTATGGTGAATTTTTAGATAAAGATGTTAAATTAAATAAGAAATGGACTAAAATGTCTGAGGTTGACCGTTGGGCGGTACAGAATATTGACGTTCAAAACGCAGTTATGAAGAGTTTACTTATGCAATTAAGAGATCTCTCTGCTACATCTAGCGAAATGATAGGTAAAACTGACATCTTTGCTACAGATGGTCCAATGAAAAACGTTGCAGATAATTTAGTTACAGGTTTACATCAGGTAAAAAGAACACAATTTATATGGAATCAGGCTAACGAATTACTAAAAGCAAAGGGTGGTAAGTTTACACCTAAGGATATTGCTGCATTAAACAAAGCTTCTAAAGCACAGTCTAAACGCCTCCTACAGGAGACAAAAGAAGCTGTTAATACAATGACAGCCATGATGCGTGAAACAGGCGATGAGGAGCTTGCTGGAGCCGTATTAGACGTATTTAAAGTTTCCAACGATATACATAACTGGAAAGACTTTGATGCATTTATGAAGCAACAGATAGTGGGTGGTAAGTTTAACGGTGAAGTAAAGACTGGTGAGCTAATAAAAGGTTTACAAAAAGTTATGGTACAAAGTATACTTAGTGGACCTAAAACTCCGTTAAGAGCTTTGATGGGTACTACAGTAAACAGTTACCTTAACACTATTAACCAAGCACTTGGTGCAACTATGCGTTTACCATTTACAAACGATGTTGCTACTTACAAAGCATCCATAGCTAAATTAAAAGGACAGTTTGAACTTATACCTGAAGCATATCAAGTATTCCAAAGACAATGGAATGCTAAGTTTAACGCTAATATTGCAGATATACAAACTAGATTTACAGAAGTAGATACCGAAGCTGATAAATTATTTGAGGCTAAACGTATTCACGTAGAACAACGTGGTACTGCTGGTGAAAAAGCAGCATTTTATATAAACAACATTACTAGAAATTTAACTAATAATAAATTATTTAGTTGGTCTCCACGTGCATTAGCTGCAGTTGACGATACTTTTAAACATTTATTAGTAAGATCTAGATCTAAAGAACTTGCAATGCGTACAGCAATGGAAAGTGTAGGAGATGATTTTGCAAAGATTACTCCTGAAATGTTGAAAAAAGCTGAGGATTTACATTACGGACATCTATTAGATGGTGATGGTAATATTAATATGGCTGCTGATTCTTGGTTAGAAAAGCAATTTAGAGAAGCTACTTTAACATCTGAGTTAAAAGGTACAGCTGCTAAGATGGATAAATTATTTGGTGACATACCATTAATTAAACCTTTCTATTTATTTGCTAGAACTGGTGTTAACGGTCTTAACTTTACATATAAAAACACACCACTATTAGGTGCATTACACAAAGAATCTATTGCAATACTAACTCACAAAGGTACTGACTTTACAGAACTAGCAGAGTATGGTATTAAAAATGCTGCCGATCTAAAAGCTGCAAGAAGTTTATTTGCAGGTAGACAAGCAATGGGTGCTACAGTTGTAGGTACTTTTAGTATGATGTATATGGGAGGACAGTTAACTGGTAATGGTCCTGCTGATAGACAGTTAAAACAACAATGGATAAATGCTGGTTGGAAACCTAATCATTTTTATATAGGTGATGTAGGATTTGACTACAGATCTTTAGAACCATACAATATTATATTTTCTACTATTGCCGACATCGGTGATAACATGGAACTTATGGGTTCAGAATGGGCGGAAAAAAGATTACAAGCAGTTGCATTTGTGGTAGGTAGAGGTTTACAAGGTAAAACATATATGTCTGGTTTAGATCAGTTGATGCAAATATCACAGATGAAACCCGGTGCATTAACTAGAGGTACAGCTAATTTACTTAACAATAGTATTCCGTTAGCCGGTGCTCGTAATGAGTTTGGTAAATGGATTAACCCACACATGAAAGAGCTTAACTCTGATATGTGGTCTTCTATTAGAAACAGAAACTTAGCTAGTGAAGCATTAGCATTAGATCCATTACCTAACAAAAGTGACCTGTTAAATGGTAAACCAATTAATAATTGGAACATTATAGGTAGATCTTTTAATGCTATATCACCTATACAGTTAGATATTAGAAATGACACTCCCGGTAGGAAGTTATTATTAGATAGTAACTATGATTTAAAATCTACAACATATGCATACGGTGGTTATTCATTTACTAAAGATGCACGTGTAAGAGCACATTTCCAAAATGCTATAGGTACAGTTCCTATAACAATAGGATTTAAAAAGTTTGCAAATGTAGAAGAAGCATTAAATCATTTAGCAAGTAGACCTGACGTTCAGAAGTCAATGCGTGAAATGAAAGCTAATGTAAACAACCCAGCTGCATACGATATTAATCCTAATACATATCCACATAACACTCTTATAGATAATGTTATGAACCAAGCAAGATCTAAAGCTTGGGCAAAAATTACTTCACCTGACCATCCCGGATATGCTTCTGTACAAAAGTTAATGTCCGAAAAAGATGGACATACATCTCGTACAAGAGACAATCGAAATGAAATTTTAGATTTAGGTAATCCTAGAAAAATAGACAATTTCCCTAAGAACTAAATGGCACATACAAAAGTAACAAAAAACGGTACCCAAAATACAGGTACAGCGAATACATTTAGCTACTCAGGGAGTTTTAATGTATTCAAAGCTGATGAAGTAGAAGTAGAACTAGATAACGTAGCACTAACTTTTACTACTAGCACGATTAATGAATCCGCCTCACCCCGAGAGTACACAGTAGATTATACTAATAAAACAGTTCACATTGGTGGAGCTAATTTAACAAGTAATGATAATGTTGTAATTCAACCAGTTACGGACATGGGTGACCCTACACCTAGGGCAACCTATGCTCCCGGATCTTCGGTTACATCTGAGGACCTTAATAATAACCAACTCCAATTAATGCGTAAAGCTATGGAGTACAACGAGCAGAAGTTATCTTCTCGTGGTGGTACTATGACAGGTAATCTTCATTTAGGTCAGAATGTTGATTTATCTTTTGAAGGTTCTAGTAATAATACATATGAAACAACTATAACAGTAGCTGACCCTACGTCAGATAAAACAATTACGTTTCCTGATACCACAGGTACTGTTGTAACAACTGGAGATACAGCTACAGTTACAGCTACGATGTTAGCAGCTAATTCTGTTGATTCTTCTGAATTAGTAGATGGAAGTATAGATACAATTCATATTGGTGACTCACAGGTAACTACAGATAAAATTGCATCGGATGCAGTTACTTCTGGTAAACTAAATAATCAAGCGGTAACTTCACCTAAGATTGCAAACAGCAATGTAACCACAGTTAAAATTGCAGATGATGCTGTTACAGCAGCTAAATTAGCTAATACAACTGTAACAGCTGGAACCTACACAGCAACAGATTTAACAGTTGATGCTCAAGGTAGAATAACAGCTGCATCTAGTGGAACTATATCTGGTTCTGAAATAGCAGCCGATGCTATAGATGGAACAAAAATAGCTGACGATTCTATTAATTCTGAGCATTATGTAGCTGACTCTATAGATGCAGAGCACTACGCACCCGGGTCAGTAGATACTACAGCTCTTGCTGCTGATGCAGTTACGAATGTAAAAATTTTAAATCGAACTATTGAAAATAGTAAGTTAGTAGCAAATTCTATTACAGGTTCTGAGTTAGCAAATAGTGCAGTTACAACAGCAGCAATAGCAGCTGATGCAGTTGATGGAACTAAGATTGCTGACGATGCAGTTGACTCAGAACACATAGCAGCCGATTCATTAGACACTGAACATTATGCTCCTAATTCTGTAGATTCAACAGCTTTAGCAGCTGATGCTGTAACAGGTGCTCAAATAGCAGATGATTCTGTTGACTCAGAACATATTGTAGCTGACTCATTAGATACCGAACACTATGCTCCTACTTCTATAGACTCAGCAGCTCTTGCATCTAACTCAATTATTGAGTCTAAAATTACAGATGCTAACGTAACAACTGATAAAATAGCTAATAGTAATATAACACTTGCAAAGTTAGCCAATGACTTAAAACAAACAACTATATCAGATAGTGATACACAGTTACCAACATCCGGAGCTGTGGTAGACTATGTTGCTGCACAAATAGCACCTCTTGGTGGTCTTGAAGTTATAGCAACAGAAGTAGCATTTCCTAACTCACAACCTAGTTCCGGTGTAGTTATATCTATATCTGATGCGGCTGGTGTTGTGGTAAATGGATCTGGTACAAGTACTACAGGTAGAACTGTAGGTGGATCTACAGTAACTATAAACAATTTCCCATCTAGTCTTAACAACGAAACTCTTCCAGCTGGTGTAGGTCTTATGGTTAGTTCTACTGGCTCTAGTCAAACATACAACTATCATAAAATACTTGCAGCAGAAACAGATGTTAAACAACTTAGTGATGATATAAATGACTTTAACGCAAGGTATAGAGTTGGGTCGTCGAACCCTACAACTGCTCTTGATAGTGGTGATTTATTCTTTAATACTGGCTCAGGTAAATTACTTGTATATAATGGAACTGCTAGTGCATGGGAAGAAGCACAAAGTATAGGTCAATATTTTATAAACACAATATCCAGTTATTCTGGTACAGGAGGAAATAGTGCATCATTTAATGGAGCAGCTTACAGATTTGTTTTATCAAATGCCGGTGCAGTTGCAGAACAACACATTGTTTCTATCAATGGAGTCATTCAGAAACCTAACAGCGGTACAAGCCAACCCAGCGAAGGATTTGCTATTGATGGTAGTTCTATCATATTTAGCTCCGCTCCTGCTACTGGTGCTGATTTCTTCATCATTACAATCGGATCAACAGTAAATATTGGTACACCAAGTAATGGAACAGTTACTACAGATAAATTAACAAACGGTGCAGTTACTACAGCTAAGATTGCTGATGATGCAGTTACAGCAGCCAAAATAGCTGATAATGCTATTAACAGTACTTCTATGATTAGTGGTGCTTTAATAGGTACAGGTCAAATAACAAATAGTGCAGTTACAGGAGCTAAGATAGCAGACGGTACAATAGGTACATCCAAAATAGCAGATGACCAAATAACTGCTGCAAAGCTCGCTAACACGTCTGTAACAGCTGGTAGTTATGGTTCATCAACTTCTATCCCAAGCATCACGGTAGACGCTCAGGGACGTATTACAGCAGCATCTGGTAACACAGTTAACACAGATCTAGTCGGTGACACCTCACCACAACTAGGCGGTGACTTAGACACTAACAGCCATCATATATTGTTAGATGATAGTCACGCTGTTAAATTTGGTAATAATACAGAGTTAGAAATAACACACACTGGTAGTTCTGGTTTTGCTTCTATTCATAATGCAGCTGGTAATTTTGCTATTGATACTACTGGTAATTTTTATGTAAGAGATAGCAGTGGTAGTGATATAATGATACAAGCTAATGCTAACGGAAACGTATATCTTAACTATGATGGTAGTACCAGACTTCAAACAGAATCTTGGGGTACACGATTGCTTGGTCCTTCTAATGCTGATCTATTGTTACAGATACAAGCTGCAGCTAGTCGTACTGCCGAAATTCGTCTAATAGGTAATAATGCTGGTAATGGTAATCCTGATTACTCTCGAATAACTAAAGAAGCAAGTAATGGTTCTGTTCATTTTCAAAATTTAGCAAGTGGTTCTTGGGCAAATAATTTAGTTTTAGTCAATAATGGAGCTACAGAACTCTACCACTCAGGAAATAAAAAGTTAGAGACTACAAATGGTGGAGTATCAATCACAGGAAGTTTAATTTTAACCAGTACTCTTACTTCAAGACATATTACTCCTAACTCTAATAATACTTATGATTTAGGTGGATCATCATATAGATATAGAAATATCTACACCAATGACCTTAATTTATCTAATGAAGGATCATCTAATGACATTGACGGAACTTGGGGTGACTGGACTATACAGGAAGGAGAATCAGACTTGTTCTTAAAAAATAACCGTTCTGGTAAGAAGTATAAATTTAATTTAACGGAGGTATCATAATGGCTATCATTTATGGTGATGGGTCATCATCTAGTAACGGTAGAGTTATTCAACAAGCTTTTGATGACGGTTCTCAATCTACATACAATTACAGCAATAGTAGTTGGAACGAAATAGATAGTAATCTTAGATGTTCTTTTACACCAAAAGAAGTCGGAAACAAAATAATTGTCCACGTTTTGGGTAATGTAAGAGTTAATAGTGGAAATATTTTTAGTTTACTTCCAGTAATAGGAACAACTACAGGTGGAAACCAATCACTGTTTTTTGAACAAGATGCTGCTGGTGGTGGTAATCGTGCTCATGTTTTATCTAACGATCAGATGTCAGAATCTTACCGACACTCTACAACTTATATTTTTTGGAATATATCTTTGTGGGCATCTTTTACAGTAGCTAATATAGAATCACATACATTAAAATTATATGGAAAAGGAAGCGGTCAGCTTGGTGATAACACACCGGGATATATGATTATGATGACGGAGCATGTAGCATAATGGATGAGTACGGATTTGAAAAACCAACACTAGCTATGGCTTTAAAAAATTTAGGTGTAGCAGGTTGGTGTATAAAAGGTAACCCCACAACAGAAACTGAGTTTGCTGAAAATACTAGAATATTTTTTGTAGATGGTACTGAAACTAATGAGTATGCAAAGTTTGGTGTTACTTGGACACAAGTTAAAACTGAGTTTGATAAAATAGTTAATACCTACAACTCAGAGTTATATAAAAGAAAAAGATCAGTAGAGTACCCAGATTGGGGTACACAACTTGATTACATATACCACAACGGTATAGATAAATGGAAGACAGATGTAGTCGATCCTGTCAAAGCTAAATATCCTAAACCTTAATATATGGCATTAACACAAGTAAGTACGGATGGCGTTAAAAACGATGCCATCTCACACAATAAAATACCGGCTAATGCTATACAAGCAAGTGAATTAGCCGACAACGCAGTCGATACGGCAGCAATAGCAGACGATGCAGTTACAAATGCAAAAATGGCTGATAATTCAGTTAACTCAAATAATTATGTTGACGGAAGTGTAAATACAGCACACATATCAAATAGTGCAATTACAGCAGCCAAGATTGCAAACGGTGTAATTGCGGCTGATAAATTAGCAGTTAATGCTGTTACTACAGCTAATATAACTGGTGCAAGTGTTACCACAGCTAAACTAGCAAACAATGCAGTTAATGGTAATATATTAGCAGATAACTCAGTTAGTACAACAAAACTACAAGATGATGCAGTTACTAAAGCTAAGATAGAAAATCTAATAAACAACAACGCAGATAACAGAGTTATTACTGGATCTGGTACTGAAAATACTTTAAATGGTGAATCAAATGTAGTTGTAGATTCTTCTGGCAGATTAGGTGTAGGAACCACATCACCTTCAACTGGTTTGTCGGTGGTTAATGACAGTAGTTATGAAGGTTTTAACGTAAAACATAGCAACCTTAGTGCTGGAATTGCCATTGGATATGACACTATTAGAACTGTAGGAACTAATGCTAATAATAGTCTTAATATTAGTACTAAGGGTACAGGTAGTAATCTAAATTGTCAGATCGGCAGTTATAACGTATTCGGTGGTATGTCTGATTCTAGAGACTTTAGAATCTTTAAAAATGCTAATGGTTGGTCAACTTTAACAATGGATGCTGACGGTGGTATTACAGGACCATTAAGAAGGCACGTTAGACGTATGAACAACGGACAAAACTCTGTTGCCACTATTAATGTATTTAGACTTAGAAGATATAACTGGGGTTCTGGATTTTTTGAAGTTAGAATGTACGCAACATACTATAATGGATCTTATTTAAAAAGATTTCGTATAAATGGTCATGGTGCTGGCGGTAATTACTATTCTGTAAAAACTCTAGATGACAATTTTACCGATGGTAATAGTGCTGATTGGGGCGTTGGTTGTCAAATAGCTAACGCATCAAACAGTGCTCCCGGTGATAACACTACTTATTTTTGTGATGTTCAAGTAACAATTCCTAACTATTGGTATGGGTTATGTGAACTTGTAATGAGTTCTGGATATCAAACTAATAGTGCTAATGCTGGAACTTCTATGGGATCTAACTCATATACATTATGGAACTAACATGACTTTTGAATATCAACCTTTATGGACACATCATCCTATAGTCTATCCAGATGGCACTGTTAATATGTGGGACCCTTCACAGGTAGTTCCAGTTTCAGATGAAAAACATCCAGACTATGGAAAAACAGGACAGGAAGTAGATGGTAAAGAAAAATGTCCTGACTCTTTAGTAGAAGAGTATAAACTAAAAAATCACTGGGCACAGATAAGAGAATATAGAAACAGATTACTTAAAGAATCGGATTGGTCGCAGGGTACTGATGTACCTAGTGAATTAAAAGCAAAATGGGCAACATACAGACAATCTCTTAGAGATATACCTAGTGCGTCGGCACCTGACAAAGTTGTTTGGCCGACAGTTCCTAGCTAATGGAAATACCCACCATAGTATTACCACCAACACAAAAAATAAAGACGGTAGAAATACCTTTACCTACAGCTGACGTACCTTATTACGTTCCTATGGTTGTACCTCCTAGCGATCTACGAGATGAAAAAGGAGTAAAGCCAAAAACAACTGAAACGGAAACACCGCCAGCTCCAAAACTAAACATACCACCCTTACCACCAATTCCTATACCTTCGACTGAGGTTTTAGTTACAACTAGCATAGCAGCTGTTACAGCAGTTGCGGCTACAACTTTTACACAGCCGATTATAGAAAATATTAAAAAGAAACTACAAAAATTCCTACAAGGTAAAATCAACAAATGGAAGGAAAACCACCTGAAAAAGAAGANAAAAAAGGACTGATANGTAAACTNAAAGATGCTGCTGAAGATAAAGAGCATCAGATAGAAATNTTAGGTACCTTTGTTAGATTAGGTGTAGTTGTCTGGTCTGGGTTTATTATTACTATGAATTACGTAGACATACCGATGGTAAAGAAATCTGGNAACNNNGATATCACGTTCGTCGCCAGCGTTTTTACGGGAGCTTTGGCAACATTCGGTTTGACTACTGGTAAAAATGGTGGTACTAAAGGTCCAGTAAACTGCCCAATGAATAAAAAAATTGACAAACCAAAAGTATGAAAAAATGGCTCATACTCTTAGCTCTGTTATCACCCAGCATAGCGAGAGCAAACACGGTGACGCCTTCCTTCACAACAGGGTCGATGCAGTCAACCACCACAACACAACAAACTATAACAGAAGAAATAGTACACGAAATCGAGGGATCAGCCTCAGAATCTT